TTTCGTAAGACCTTGTACTGGATTACTATTAGCATTGTCTTGTATATCTGCATGATCTGGTTGTTTTGTTGAATCAGCAGCTTGTGATACACCTCTAAGCAATGTAGGTATTGCTCTTGATACAACAGCCATAGTTATCTAATTAATGCGTTTGCTGGTGAATAAGTATCAAATACATTTGTTAAAGAAGGATCTCCTCTTAACAAGTTATGATCTGCATTACTTAAATCAGTTTCCATTAGTATAGCTCTAGCTCTTATTTCGTCTTGTTGTGTGTATGTTCTTAATCCATCATCACTAACTAATCTATCAACAAATATACGTGCTGCTTTTATATTCATATAACGTCTAGCAGGTTCTGGTATCTCATCAAACTTTCTAAAATAAACTACTGTACAAATAAGATCTTCTTCAAATTCAAACTTATTATTTAACTTGTCATATAATTTTAATCCTCTTTGTATTGGATTTATTGTTGGGTGTTGATGTATGTTTGCATCTACTCTCAAAATATCAGTAGGCAAAGCTATTTGATTTGATCCATCTCTTGTTAGAGTGACATCTATTTCAGTATTAAAAGACCAACCTTCACTTTGTACTTCTTTATTAACTTCATTGAGAGTTGACTGTGCTGTTCTTACATCAGCAGTAACAGTACCTGTAAGACTATTAACAGGTGCTTCTCCTATAGCTGCCAACATGATGTTGATAGCTTCTAGTTCAGTGGTTGCAGCTACAGTCATGATTTAATACTTTTTTATTTTTAAGGAATCTCTTCCACCTTTCATCTTTTTCTTTTTTTTCTTTGATCCGTAACCCATAATAAACTCCTATAGATAAAAGAAAGGTACTCATTAAGAGTACCCTTCATTGTTAATTAAGATGCAGATAGCTTAATTGTAGCTGCACATTCTGGTCTTAAGATGCCATGACCTAACGCATACTTAGCAACCATTAAGGTTCCTTGATACATTATGCCATAATCAGAACCAGAGATTTCAGTTGTCATATCCATCAACTTAACTGTACCAACAGCAGATTTGTGGAAGACAAGACCGATAGTTTTACTATCATCTCCTGAGTATGTATTGTTCGCACCACTTGGGTTTGATCCTACGTTTGATTGAGGTACGTTGTTACTCATCATTACAGGAATACCTGCAATCTGTTGTACACGACCAGAAGCAAATGAACCATTACCTTGTGGGTTAAAGTCAACATCTACAGTTCTTGTAGCAGACTCAGCAAGTTTGTAATACTCAGCAGGTGGTAATACACAGAAACGATCTGTAGGAGGAATGTCTCTTTCGTCAAATGTCTGTGCAATGTCATAGATAGCAGCAGCTATCTCATCACCTGTTACGTTTGCTGAAGCTGTATTACCATTAGCAAGTGTAAGAACAAGACCACCATTACCACCACTAAGGTTAGTAGAAGCTCTG